GCGCCGGGAGCGCCGCGCGGACTCGTGGGAACGAGCGCCAGCACGCCGCCGCGCTCTTCAATCGCCACGACGGTGCTGGCTACGGGGATAGACTCGAACAGCCCCAGCTGCAGTAGGCGCTGAGGTAAGTAGTCCTGCTTGTTGACCGCCGCGGTGAGCTCCAGCATGGAGAAACCGTCGGCCAAAAACACATCCATTGAAGGCATTTCGTACTCCTTTTCTTAGCACGGCTCCTCGGAGGAACGCTCGTCGGGGCCTCGAAATGCCCTCTGTCCAGGGCGAATGTTCGGGTCGGTCCGATGGGACAGCATCGGAATCGGGATCGCGAATCCCTCCGACCCAAGGTCTATGTCAGATCGTCTACCGGAAGATGATTCCTCGTTCGTTGAGCTGCGTGATGGCCAGATCCTTTTCGGCGGCGGTGATTCCTGCCGGCCAGCCGATGAGCTTGCCGTTCACTTCGGCGTCACGAGCGATGACGACCCCCGAAGCTGCGGCCAACGTCGCATCGACGTCGGCATACAAAACGCCGCCGGCGACTTCTGAGCCGTCCGTGGCGACCGGTGCCAGCACCTCCCACTCGCCCGTCGTCTGGGTCACTGTCAGCGTGAACGAGTCGCCGGCGATAAAGTCAGCTGCCCCGTCGTTGATCGTGAGGCCGATGTCACCGGCGAACGCAACCGCAACCACGGCCGTGCCAATGATGGAGCCGTCGGGATCTTCGACCTGGAACGTGCCGGCATCGACAGCCGGCTCAATGCAGACCAGCCGGTACTCTCCTTCCTGGGCCCCGGTTCCTACCGACAAGCCTGTCACCGTGCCGTCACCGGTGTTGCCGGCATCAGCTGCGGCCGTGATCGTGCCGCCTGTCTTGGTCTGGGCGATCACGTCGGCGACCTTGAGGTTTTCGCCAGAGGCAATCGTAATCTCCTCACGACTGCGCTCCCCACTGGCCTCCGACTGAATGAATTCGCCGGTGTGTAGACCTTCGGTCTTGATGGTCATCTCAATACTCTCCTCCGCGCGCGCGCGTTTTGGGTGATGCTCCTCGGAACAGCTAGCTGGAAAGCAGCTCGCAAGGAAGCAGCTAGCTTGCCGCTTTCCTCAGGCGGGCGTAGGCGTCCTCGTAAACCTCGGACAGATCAATCGCCGGCCGCGTGGTCGGGACCGTGTCATGGCTCGAGGTCACCTCGAGCGCCACATCAGCTTGAGCTCGAGCGTCCACGAGTGTCCGGTGGACGTCATCGACAGACGCCTCTCGCTCGATGAACCGGTCGGCGAGCTCGGGCCGGCCGGCCAGATCGCACAACTCTCGCACCCTCTTCACATACGCGAACGCCTGCTGCTTACCCCGTCGCTCCGCTTCGGCAGTCAGGTCGATGACATTCGTGTCCTTGCGTACGACGCTCGTGTCCCTAACACTGGTGTCCAGCTCTTTCTGAATCGTGTCCGGCGCTGCCTCCGCCTCGCCGGCTAAGAGCGTGCTTGCTTCTTTCATGTCTGCTGACATGTCTGTCTCCTCCTGTTGATGACTCATGGTGCTTTGAGTCGAACGCGTTTCGCTATCTTCAATCCGCCGCACGAGCTCTTCATGGGCATCCTGCAGTGTGCCGATGGCATCAGCTAGGCCCGCAGTGATGGCAAGAGGCCCGAAAGAGAGCCCGGCCTGTGTGGCCATTATCGTGTCGGTCGACAGACCGCGGTTCGCGGCGACCATCTGAGCGAGCATCCCGTGCAGCCGATCTACCTCAGCCTGCAAGGTCTGCCGGGCATGATCGGTGAGCGGCTCGAGGCTGTTGTGCTCTGCCTTGTACTGGCCGCCGCGGAAGATCGTGTAGGCGAGTCCCGCGCTGGCGTCCGCCTGCGAGTGATCGAGATGGACGGCGATAACACCAACACTTCCCACACCGCCTGTTCTTGAGAGGTAGATCCGCTCGGCCGTCGTGGCGATCCCATAGGCCGCGCTGAAGGCCTCGTCGTTGGCCACCGCCCACATCGGCTTGAGCTCGCCGGCTTGCTTCAAAGCATCCATGAGATCCGGTAGACCACCGGCCTCACCACCTGGCGAGTCGACATCCAGAAGGATCCCCCGCACTGCTGGGTCCGTCGCCGCGTCGAGGACCTCCTCTTCGATCGCCTCGTAACTCGTCAAACCCGACTCGGCCTGTAAACCCTGTGTCCGCCGCACGAGCGTGCCACTGATCGACACGATGGCGATCCCCTCAGGCGTGATGTCGAGCGCTCGTCGCGTGTGCTTGCTCCCTGAGACAGCGCTCTCGACACCGAGCACGAGTCGCGGACCAATGGCCCCAAGAATCGTCTCCAGCTTCACTCTGGCGATCATGAGCGGGCAGTTGAACAGACGCTGGGCGATGTGTGGGTATCTCATGAAGCAACTCCTATAGTCGATATCTCTTCCTCATCCTCCACCACCTCATGGTCCTCAGCTTCATCGAACGAAAGGCCAAGCCGATCAGCCCTCGCCCGGTCAGCAGCGATGCGCTGATCGATCTCTTCGGGATCCGCGCCCTCCGCTTCGATGACGTCGCTGCGCGCCTTGAAACCAGCGTCGACCGCCAGCTTCTCGGCCTGGCGATCTTTTAGGGGGTCCACCCACTCCCACTTCGGCGGAATCCACTTCACCTTCGACTGCAGGACGCTGAGCTCTCCCTCGAGAGCGCCGGCCAGGACGGCAGTCTCCATCCAGCGACGCCACACCGGTCGGCAGAATTGATGGACGATGACGTTGCGCTGCAGCGGACCGATGCGACGACGGAGCTCGAGCATGGCGGCGCGCGCCGTCGAATAGTTCACCTTCAGCATGTCCCCGGTCACACTCATGTACGGCAGGCCCATGGCCGCACACACCGCCAAGAGCGTGCGATACTGGAACGACTCGTAGTTGCCACCCACATCGGCCGGATCGGAAAACTTGATGTCCTCGCCAGGCCCCAGAATCTGCATCGTCCCGGGCTGCCACTCGGCGGTGGCAATCCCCTCAGCATCCATGTCCTTCGCATTGATCGCCGAGGGTTCCCCCTCTTCCGTCACATCAGGCTGCGTGATGAAGCCGGCGATGAGGGCGGCTACCTTCTTGCGGTCGAGCTCAGCGTCGTCGTACTGATCGAGCAGGAAGAGCTTGACGAGGGCCGGCACGATCCGCGGCATTCCACGAAGCTGGCCAGGGCGTTGCGGGATGAACACGTGCAAGACCTGCCTTGCAGGGACGCGCACCCGCTCGAGCGTGCGCATCGGTGAGGTTGTATCCCCTGGATGCTGTCGCCAGAAGTGATAGGCGACCCGACGACCAACCTGGTCGAACTCGATGCCGCAGCGAATCTCATTTCCGTTCGGGCGCTGCACACAGTAGGACCGATCGCAGTACTCCGCTTCGAGAAGCTGCAGCTGCAACGGCACGCTGAGTCCATCGCGGGTTCGTCGAGGACGGAAGCGCACGAAGATCTCGCCGGCGTCGAACAGAGCCGAGCCAATGATCGTCTGCAGGCCGTAGACGTCCGTCGCATCGTCCGCGTCCGCCTCAGCGCTCCACTCGTGCCACAAGGCCTGCACCCGCTCTCTGAGCTCGTGGTCTGATAAAAGGCTCGACGGCTTGATGCCGGTGCCGATCAAGCTTGAGGCAAACCCCTCCCTGGCGTTGGCGGCGTACGGGTTGGTGCGGACGATCTCGCGCGATCGCCGTAAAATGAGATCGCCACTACCCTGGAGGATCGTATTGATGTTCGCGCCGCTCGGGTGCCAGCCCTTGAGGCGACGACTCATCTCGGCCGCGTCGTGCAGGGCCGCGCCTTTCCGCACTCGACCACCCACCACCGCCTTGATTCGACTGAACAGTCTCACTTACAGCCCCTTTGTCGCATAGATGCGCACCTGTCGCAGTGCCGTCTTGCCTGCATCAGCAGCGAGCTCGCGTTCAACTGCGTTCAATGCCGTCCTCAGTTCCTCGACAGAGCGATATTCCGTCGTTGTGCCGTCGTAGCTCACGCGAAGCACACCGCTGGCCAGGGCCTTCTTCAGGGCGTCGCGCTGGGCTTCGGTGTAGGCCATGTGTCAGCGGTCCATGTACGGGTTTTTTAGCGTGTAGCGTCCCGGTCGACGCCTTGTGTTACGCCGCACCGTGCCGGGATTGATCGGCTCATCGCCCTGCTCGGTGTCGCGCAGATGAGACTCGACCTCCTCCCATCTCGAGTCGCTCCAGCGATCGACGCCGAGGGCGATCGCACTCGCTCTCGCGTAGATGCGACAGTCGAGACTCTCGCTTCGCTCCCGCGTCTTCTCCCACTCGAGCTTCACATACCCCTTCGCCGTGCGTTTGATGAGCCGCTCGGCGGTGAGCATCTTGAAAAACTCGTCGTCGTACTCAGGAAAGTGGCAGTAGCCGGGCGGATAGTCCGTACCCGACTCGAGCTCTTCGTCAGTCGGCGAATCCATTCTGAGCCAGCCATAGAGCTCGGACTTGAGTAGCGAGCTCCCCACCGGCCACAGGCGCATGCCGCGAGGAATGCGACGGCCGGCACGATCGATGTCGACGGAGGTCGGCAAGCCAACCGGTGCTGTGGCCGCCTCTCTGCCGCGAACCACCATGACGCGAGAGGCCGGGTGATGCCGGGCCCACTCCCTGACGATCTGCGAGTTGTAGCCATCGTCGATTGCCAGCTTCGAGAGAACGAGCTGGACACCGCTCTCGTGCGGCCAGTTGTCGTTGAGCAACGCTGTGAGCTCTGCCCAGACCGGATCGTCAAGCTTCGACGTATCCCCCATCATGACCCGGTACTCCACCGACCAGCTCCGTTTGTTGCGATCCCACGCCACCACCTCCGCCTCGAGGCGGTTCACCTGGACGTCGACACCGGCCGTCAACAGAACGCCCCCCTGCGGCACACTCCCGATGCGATAGGTCTCCCGCCGCTCGTAAAGACGACGCCACTCAGGGGCTTCGCCCTTTTCACGCCATACTTCGCCAAGTGCCGTGTTCACCCAGACTTTCAGCCGGCTTGGATCGTCCTTCACCCTTAGAAACGCCTCGGCCAATTCACCCCACGGCTCGAACGGACTCAAGAGGGCCGGCAGATGAAACCCGACGTGACGGCCGTCGCCATCAGCTGTCGCGCGCCACTGGCCAAGCTCCAGGAGGACTTTCTTGTCAGCCTCTGAATGCGCACCATCACAATGTTGGCACACATACATCGCTTTGGAGGGCTGCGCTTCAGGCCATTGGATCTGCTGCCACTCGATCGGCTCGTATTCGCCGCAGTGCTGGCAGGGCACGAAGTAGCGCCGCTGGTCTGATTCGAGATACGCCTTCTGGATCCGGCTCACCCCGTCAACGGTCGGCGTCGACACCTTGTAGATCTTGCGCCGCGAGCGGAACGTCGCCGTGCGGCGTTCGGCCAGATCAACTGGATCGCCCTCGCCATCAGCATCGAGCGGATAGCCGTCGATCTCATCGAGAAACAGATACCGCGCCGGCGTCGAGCGCAGGCCGACGGCGCTGTTGGCGCCAGTCATCACGAGCTCGCCGCCGGGAAACTTCTTGCGGAACATGCTGTTGCCAGCGTCACGGCTTCGGGGCTTGGACACCCGCTCCCGTACCGCCGGCGTCGACTCGATGAGCGGATCGATCCGTGTCGATGTATTGCGTTTCACCTCACTCAAACCGGGATAGACGATGAGCATGAGACCGGGAGCGTGGTGGATGCAGTAGCCGATCCAGTTGTTGCCGCTTTCCGTGCAGCCCACCTGAGACCCCTTCATGACGGTGACGAACTCGGCGCGATGATGGCTTGACAGCGCGTCCATGATGTCGCGCAGGTACGGCACCCGAGACGTGCGCCAGCG